ATCAACGAAGGTATAAGTTTTAATACCTCCTTCATTTCCATCTCGGTCAAGTTGAACCACTTCCATGTTACGGTAGTAATTCAAGTGCTGACCAACAATTGCGTCATCAGAAACATTTGCTTCATGGTTGTTAACACGATTCATCCAACTTTCGAATGCATCGCGAAGATTAAAGTTAACGTCATTAATAACGGTAACAGTCCATGGTTCAAATGTGCGATCTCCTGCAATCTTGAGCTTTTGTCCGCGGAAAGGAACTTCAACCGGAGCAATAACACTTGCAGGAATCGAGCCGCCTTTAATAAGAAAGCGGGCTTCGTTTCTAAGAACTTGGTTATTGTCAGGGAAGTCGATTCTGCATTCAAACAGGTTGGGTCTTGCCCCTCCGCTAAAGTTTGATTTGAATTTTGATATGCCTGTGTTTGTAGTAGCCATAAGTTTTACCTAACTATATGTTATTATTTATATTCCTAGACCTTATCGGCCGACTAATTCTTCAAACGCCGTGCCAGTTCTGGTAGCAATGAAGTTCAGGGTTACAAAGTTGATCGAACGAGCTGGCTTGATATAAATATCGGCCACGAAACGATTTCCGTCAATTACTTCAGCAGTGTTATTACTTTCGTCACAAACAACGCGGAAGTCGGTAATACCTCTCCGGCCTTGAACATCCCGAAGGAATGGCTCAACAGCATTACGGAAAGTAGAGCGAGTAAACGTATCGTTAAGTTCAAACAGTTGGAACTTACTTGCAGTAGCGATTGCCTTCTCGATAGTAATAAAGAGACGGCGAACGTTAATGCGGTCAAACGCACTCGGTTTGGTTAAAGCGGTCTTATCACCAAAAAGAACCGTCCCTTGGCCCGGAAGGGTAAGAACAGGGTTAATACGTTTTTGGTAAAGATCGTCACGATCAGCTTGCTTAGGATTATACGCAAGTCTCGTAATACCTCGCAACTGACCACGATTGAAGCCAGCAGGAGAGAACCAAGGATCGGCAAGATCATCAGTAGCCGCACAAAGACCGGCAATGTGGCCGTGGAGCTGGATAAACGCGAAGGAATCTCGGTACTTGTTGTAAACATAAGCAGGAGTACTGTCGAACACAAGATAGCTGCTGGAACCAATTGCATCAAACTTACTAGTAACAGTACTCTTCCGAGTGGAATCAGACGTTTGATCTTTAACCGAAAGAGGGGCGGAAATAAATCCAACACAATCGCGGCGGGTATCAACAATAGTCTTTAAACGTGTATCAGCAACGTCGTCACCGTCTTCAAAGGCGAAGAGAAGGTTAACGTCAACAGTTTCGGAATCTTCAAAGAGATCCAATGCTGTGCTAACAGTTGAAGAAGAGAATGAGGTTGCATCCTGTCCTCCCCCAAGACTGAGATATGTTGCACCAGGGCTGTCGTCACCAAGCCAAGAAATAGCTCCGAGGTCAGTTGATGAAGCGGAGATCTCAGGATCAGTGGTTGTATTCTTAACGCCAAAGATAAGCGATGAATTGGTATTAACAAAATCTGCCCAGTAGTTCGATTCGCCAAATTGGTTTTTAGCATTACGTCCAATGGAAAGACCTTCGTGAACTTCAAGAACCTCACCTTTAACGCCAGTAAATTCGCCGTCTTCATCAACAACTACGACTGTCACCTCGTCATTAACCGCGGTGCCACCTGTAAGAGCTTCGGCCCACTCAGTGGTTGCTGGAGTGAATTGAAGAACACTTTGAATGGTTGAAGGTTGGTCGCTGTAGTTGGATGCATTAATAACATGAACCTTAATGGAATTACCAAGAGCTCCAGCATAGCGAGCAACAATGTGCACACCTGCAGTATTAAGAGCGGATTGGTTGCTTTCAATATCGGTTACACTGCTGATTGTATATTCTCCTCCTGGGGAATCATCAGCAAAACCGGAATAAGCATTAAGCGATCCTGTTGCATTCGCACGAGAAACTTTCAGATTGTTGCTGTACTTCAAAAATGAAGCAGCTTCCAAAAAGCTTCTTTCGAGTGTGGCGTTTTCTGTTGAGGGTGCTCCAAATATTCTTGCGAGGTCCTTCTCCGAACCGACGGTAACCAATTCTCCAATTGGCCCCCATCTGAAATAACCAGCATATCCACCAATAGAGGTAGACTGTGCTGGAATGATGTCTGTGAGGTCTGTTTCTTTAACCTCGACACCTGGTGATACTAAAAATCCCATGTGTTATCCTTTCAGTGTAATTAATTAATAAGTGTTAAAGCATAATAAGGTTTAATTCAATAAAATCTATTTATTATTTTCACACTTTCAAAGTGACCTCCACCGCTGAATGTCTTGAACCATCTCTTCGTATTTCTCAAATGATTCTGGTGTTTCGGATCCAGTATCCATAAATCCAAACGGAGGAAGGTCTTCTTCCATCTCTAAGAGTTTTTCCTGATAAAGAAGATCTTTAAGTTGCATGTTACTCATGCTCTCAAATATATCAGTACTAACGAACCAAGCAAAGAGAACAAAATTCATTACAGAATCATCATGTGTACCATCCTTACCAGCATAACTATCGCCTTTAGGCTCAAACGAACTAAGCTCTGAAATGGTTTCAGGATCCACTATATGAAGCTTTGAATCTTCAATAAGATCCTTCAAGTTGGAGCAACCAATCCTTTTAACTTTACGGGACATTGTAACACCAATGCCGTTGCTCTTAACTGTGCTTGTGGTAAAGGTGTTTTCATACTCATGATCGTAGTAAACAGCATTGCATACAACCATTCCAGCGTCGTTGTTTTCAATAATCACCAACGCTTCATTGTAAATCTTCGCAGCTCTTACAATCATATTAGGAAAGAGCAGCGGTGAAATAGTGTTATTCCGATAAGTACAAACCTGCTTAAATGGATTTTGCGAAATGTCAATTACAGAGAATGTACTATAATCCTGACCTCGACCTTTTGAAACATCCGCACAAAGAATGTATTCATGCCCTTCAACAGGTTCCTCGTAATAGTTAATCTCATGTTGAATCTTCAGCGGGCTTTGGGCTTGCATTCCTAGAAGAACGTCAGAGTCGATCAACGTTTGAGAACTACCTATGAATGATACTTCAAACTCTTGTTTAAACTGAAGCTCACTTGTATTGGCAATAGTTTCTTCCTTCCACTTTTCATCTCGGCCTGGAACATCCTGCCACTTAATCTTAAATGGCTTAAACTCATTTGCACCTTGGACCGCACCTTCCCAAATCTTATAGAACATATTACCTATCCCATTTGGAGTACTGGTAATAATAACCTTTGTATCCTTACCACTTGAAATTACGGGATAAGTTGAAGTATAGAATTCGTTGGCACGATTAACAAAGGCGAACTCGTCCAAGAAAATGCAGTTCATTGAAAGACCACGAATTGAATCACCACTTGTTGCAGAGGCAATAATCTCAGAGTTATTACTAAACTTAATGCTACCTTTGTTAAGAACCTTACAGCCTGGCTGCAGAAAGAACGGAAGGTTCTCAAGCATTAAGGTAAGTCGGCCAAGCATCTCCCTTGCAGTCGCGCCTTTGTTTGCTAGAATGCCAACCTTTTTATCGGCATTGAATATAACATAGTGGAGCAGCCAGGCCACGCTCGTAATCGACTTTCCGCTTTGGCGACAAGCAAGAACAATAGAGAAGCGGTTATCATTAAAGTGAGAAACCATCTTCTTTTGATAACCCCGCAGGACAAACGGAGTCAAACCCTTATCAAGGCTAATGACCTTTACATAATTCTCACAGAAATAAGCTACATCCTTACTGCACCGGATGTATTCGTTAATCTCATGCTTGGTAAATTGTTCTTGAACGCCGTCAGCCTTTACGTGGGGATTTCCATTATATGACAGCGCACTTGACATTAATTTTTTTTCTTTTTTCCTTTACAAGCATTTCCGATTTTGATATAATTAATTCCCGAAGGGATCAAAGGATTAAACATCAATTGTCTCACTATCTGCTCCTTTAAGGAACTTCTGGAGTTCAGATGTGGTTCCAACAAAGATAGCGTTATTGGTTGTGGAAGTACCTTCGTTACCACGAGAGTCATCAGATTTAACAAGAGCTCTCCTTTGTTTCTGAAGATCCAAAAGTTGTTGGTTCATTTCAGCAGCCTGCTTTATAAGTGTTCCAAGTACTTCAAATGCTCGAGGATGTTCGGCATCAGCGGCAAGACACGACATTGAATCAATAGAGATTTCCGAGGTCTCGATAAGTTTCTTGATCCGCTCTCTTGCATATCGGTAATCCTCTTCGGTCTCGTCTACAAGTTGAGCAGCGGAAGGACCAATCAAAGAATCAACGGCGGCGAGTTCTTCAGAAGTCTTTTTTACTTCGTCCAGATTCTTCTGCAACGCAGCGACCATATCATCCTTTTTGCTCATA